TCCGCAACACCTTCCTCGCCCTAACCTTAGCGCAGCTCGCCCCGTCGCTCTACTTCGCCTTCACCGCTGGGGACACGACGCGGGACAAGGACTACGTGTTCAAGGCGGAGGTGGAGGGGATGCTGAACTACTTTGCAGGGGTGCCGGAGAAAGCGCCCTTTGGCGACGCGCGCTACGAAGTGCACATGCCCTTCAAGCCCTACACCAAGCGCGAGCTTGTGCGGCAGTTTATTGACGCTGGGTTTAGCGTGGAGGAGCTGCGCACGCGGACGGTGAGCTGCTACGAGGGGACGCCAGTGCCGTGCGGGGAGTGCCGCTCCTGCGTGCGCAAGTATGTCGCCCTCGCCGCTAATGGCATCAAGTGCGAGGGGTGGTTCTACAGCGACCCGCGCAAGCAACTTTCCGCGCTCCTAGACGAGAGCATAAGGAAAAACAGGAAACACGAAACGGAGGATATACTACTATGCACAAGCCAAAAACAGCAGTGATGGTGACGGGCGGGATTGATTCAACCACGCTCCTTCACATGACCGCGCACCTCAACCCTACACCCGTGACAGTGGATTACGGGCACGACGCTTTTGGGCGTCAGGTGGAGATGCTGCAACCCCACATTGACAAGCTGGGACTCCCGCCGCTGGAGATTCTCAAGGTGGAGTTTCCCAAGTGGCAGCGCCGTGAGGGGCTGTTCACGCCGGGTTATGAGAGCCATGAGGTTGACCCGCTCAACGAGTGGGACAAGCTCCGCTACGAGGAGTTCTTCATCGAAGGCCGCAACGCCACTATGGTTCTCGCCGCGCTCGCGTGGTGCAGCGCGCATAAGGTGGACGAGCTGCTCGCGGGCTACCTCTACGCTCCCGTCGAGTGGGAGAAGCGCCGCACCTACAAGCTAATGACGGGTGACAACTCGCCGCAGTTTGTGGACACGATGAACATGCTCACTAACGTCGGGTTCTCGCATCAGGTTCGCTTCCGCGCCCCGTTCTACGAGCTGCGCTGGGGCAAGGACGACGTGATTGCGGAGGGCAAGCGCCTCGGCGTTGACTTCTCCTCCACTCACTCCTGCTACTTCGTCCCCGCGTGCGGCAAGTGCGACAACTGCCTGCTCCGCGCTGAGTTTCTCGGAGCCTAAACCTTAGCAACCAAAAAACCACGTTCTCCCCAGAACCCAATTTATGAAACAGACCATCCGCAAGACCTACACCAACTTGAAAGCCGCGCACCGCCAATGGCGTCACGCGGGGCACTGCCACTTCGCGCACGGCGAGAACTGGACGCTGCACATCACTATGGCGTGCGAGAAGCTGGACGAGCAGAACTTCGTCATTGACTACGGCGCACTCAGGCCGCTGCGTGCGGAGATTGAGCAGCTCTTTGACCACACGCTGCTCATCGACCACGACGACCCAGCGCGTGCGCAGTTTGAGGCGCTGCACGAGCAGGGGTTGTGCGACCTGCGCATTGTGGAGAGCGCGAGCGCGGAGGGGCTGTGCAAGATCGTCATGGGGATGGCGGACAAGTGCGTGCGCGGACTCACGGGCGGGCGCGCGTGGGTTGAGGAAGTCACCGTTGAGGAGGACACTAAGAACACGGCGACGCTAAGGCTATGAACAAGCCCCTTCCAACCACAGAGCGCTTCCTAACCTTCCAAGGCGAAGGGGAGCACATGGGGCGCGCCGCGTTCTTCGTGCGCCTTTACGGGTGCCCGCTGCACTGCCCGTGGTGCGACAGCGCCGCGACGTGGCATAAAGATTATGTGCCCAAGCACATCAACAGGCTGCTGGTGGAGGACATTGTGGAGGAGGTGGTGAACTCCCATGCCCCCATCTGCGTCATTACAGGGGGCGAGCCTATGGTGCATGACTTAGGGCCGCTGGTGCAACAGTTGCAGCGCAACAGCATCGGCGTGCACTTGGAGACAAGCGGGGCTATGGACGGGGACTACTACCAGTTCGATTGGGTCACGCTCTCGCCCAAGTGGAGCAAGCTGCCCGTGCTGGACGCCTATGAAGCCGCTGACGAGGTTAAGATCATCGTGGAGGACGACAGCAGCATCAACAAGTGGATGGATCAACTGCGCCCCGCCTACAATGCTCACGGCTTCGTGTTCCCGACCATCTGGCTGCACCCAGAGTGGAGCAAGCGCAATGACCCGCTCGTGCTCAACAGCATCACGGAGAGCGTGAAGCATAACCCCAACCTATTCCGCGCCGGATGGCAGCTTCACAAGTGCTACCGCGCCGACCTGCTGGACGCACGTGCAGACAAGCGCGTTGTGCCCCTTGGTGGAAACCCAGACCTATTGCCACTCACATGAAACCTAATACCTACAACGTCACCCTCCGAGAATGCAGGCAGCTCGCGCACGAAATCAACCAACGCCTGTGCCACGCGCTGCCTAATGCCTATGACGGGCGCAAGCTCCGCGTCTATGCCGTGCCGCGCGGGGGAGTCTATGCCGCGCTGCTGTGCGCGGATTGGGAGCTGGTCAACAGCCCGCTGGAAGCGGACATCATACTGGACGACATCCTCGACAGCGGGGCGACGCGGAACAAGATGCGCAGCTACGGCATCCCCTTCGTCGCCTTAGTGAGCAAGCAGCTAATGGAGGACACGCCTTGGCGCGCTGCGCTGCACGTGGCACAAGACTGCTGGGTGACGTTCCCTTGGGAGCTTGTGCAGGACGAGGAGCAGGGCGCGGAGGACAACGTGCGGCGCATGCTGCAAGCCATAGGTGAAGACCCGCAGCGCGATGGGCTGCTGGACACGCCCAAGCGTTTCATCAAGGCGCTCAAGGAAATGACGCAGGGCTACCACAGCGACCCCAAGGCGCACTTGGGGAAGGACTTCGACATCACGGACGCGGGAGGCCGCGCCTACGACCAAATCATCATCAGCAAGGACTTGCCCTTTGTTAGCCTCTGCGAGCACCACCTGCTCGCCTTTGAGGGCAGGGCGCACATCGCCTATCTCCCCTCGCCGGAGAGCAAGCGCGTCGTGGGCCTTAGCAAGCTCGCCCGCGTGCTGGACGGCTACGCCAAGCGCCTGCAAGTGCAGGAGCGCCTAACCATGCAGATTGCGGACGCCATTGAGGAAGTGCTGCAACCCGCAGGGGTGGCGGTGATACTAAAGGCCAAGCACTCGTGCCAGTGCCACAGGGGGGTGGGCAAGGCGGGAGAGATGGTGACAAGCGCGCTGCATGGCGTGTTCCGCGACAACGGGGCATCGCGCATGGAGCTGTTCCACCTCCTCAAGCTCTAACCAGCATGCACGGGTTCACGCATGGTGTGTCCTACTTCGGGTTCCGCGTCGCTACGTGGAACCTTCCCAGCGGGTTCTCCTGCCCCGCTGCCTTGCAGTGCCTAACCTTTGCCAACAGGCGCACGGGGAAGCTCACGCATGGGAAGCACCAGACGTTCCGCTGCTACTCCGCGTCAATGGAGCGCTACCCTGCGCCGAGGGAAAAGGCGTGGGACAATTATGAGGCGGTGAAGGGGAAGTCGCCGGAGGACGTGTTCTACACGCTGCTCAAGGTGTGGGACGACTCCACGCGGCACGTGCGCATCCACGCGGGCGGGGACTTCTTTTCGCAGGACTACTTCGACGGCTGGCTAATGGTTTGCAGGGCGCGGCCCAATGACACGTTCTGGGCGTTCACAAAATCCCTCCCCTTCTGGGTCAAGCGGCTGGGGAGCATCCCGCCCAACCTCTGTCTGCAAGCGTCATGCGGCGGGAAGCACGACGCGCTCATCGCACAGCACGGGCTAAAGTATGCGAGGGTGGTGTGGAGCAAGCGGGAGGCGGAGGAGCTGGGACTTGCAATAGACACGGACGATAGGTTAGCAATGACAGGGCGTGACTCCTTCGCCCTGCTGGAAAACTTTACAAGGAGAAAACACTAATATCCCAATGGCTAAGCGAGTAAAAAACACGGTGAAGTTCCGCGACAGGCGGAAGATCAAGGGCAAAGCGCCCAAGGACGAGACGCTCAAGGACAAGCCGCACGTGGAGGGCAAGCTGGACGACGCAGTGACGACGCGGCACCGCAAGCAGCGCATGGTGGCGGCGCTCAAGGAGCACTTAGGCATCGTCGCCTATGCGTGCGAGAGCGTGGGCATAGGGACGACGACGCATTACAGGTGGCTCAAGGAGGACGCGAACTATGCGGAGAAGGTGCTGGAGGCGGAGGACAGAATGATTGGGTTTACGGAGCGCAAGCTGTTTGAGCTTGTGGAGGCGCGTGACCGCGAGGCGTGCAAGTTCGTCCTAGACCGCAGGGGCAGGAGGCAGGGCTGGGGGCAAGCGCCGCTGGAGCTTAGCTCGCCGCAGGGGGCACCGCTGCGCGTGGAGCACGGCGTTGACCCGCTGTTCTTAGAGGAGGAAGCACCCGTGTCCGCCCTCGTCTCCATTGTAGCCAAGCTCACGGGGCTGGGGAGGAAGTAGCGCTGTGGCAACCGCTGCAACAGTTGCACCTGACGCGGAGAAGGAAGCGGCGCAGCAGCTACACGCCGACCTTTTCATTAGGCTCGTCGCCCGCGCCCGCAAGGACTTCCTCTCCTACCTCCTCCTCTTTAACCCGCCGGAGCGCGCGGAGTATGTGGTGGGGCAACTGCACGTGTTCCTCTCCGACATGCTGCAAGCGGTGGCGGTGGGCAAAGCGTGCAAGCGCCAAATCATCAACGTCCCTCCGCAACACGGCAAGTCAACGCTGGTGAGCAAGGAGTTTGTGTCGTGGATCATAAGCTACCAACCGGGCATCCAAGTCGCCCTCACCTCCTTCTCGCACGAGCTGGTGACGGACTTTAGCAAGTGGGTGCGCTCCCGCGTGCAGTCCCCGCTCTACCAAAAAGTGTTTCCCAACTCCCAAGTGGACGAGGGCAACAACAAGGCGGCGCTGTGGCACTTGACCAACGGGAGCAGCGTGTGCGCAAAGAGCACGGGGAAGAAGCTCATCGGGCGGCGCGTGGACTTGCTCATCATCGACGATGCGCACAGCGGGAGGCAGGACGCGGAGAGCGTGCTCATGCGCAAGCGCATCCGCGAGTGGTATTTTGGCGACTGCCTGACGCGCATGAGTCCCGAGGGCTACGTGTTCATCATCGGCACGCGCTGGCACCCAGAGGACTTGAGCGGGCATTTGACGAGCGAGGAGTATGAGGAGGGCATGCGCGCGTCGGGGCTTGTGCGGGAGATGTTCAACAAGATCAACCTGCCCGCGTTCAGCGAAGGGGACGGCGACCCGCTGGGGAGGAGCAGGGACGAGCCGCTGTTCCCAGAGATGCGAGGCAAGGAGTTCCTCGAAAACATGCGCGCAGCCCAAGCCCCCTACGAGTGGGAGTCACAGTTCCAAGGGCACCCGCAGACGAGCGGCAGCGGACAGGTGGACACGAAGAAAATTCACCGCATCACGCTCGCGGACGTGCCAAAGGATTTGGAGCGGACGAGGGGCTGGGATTTAGCGCTCAAGGAAAAGCAGACGAGCGACTTCACTGCTGGCGCGCTGTGCGCCTACGACCGCGCCGCCGACCACTTCTACATCATGGACATGGTGCATGAGAAAATGGTGTGGGCGAGGGCGAAGCCCGCCATCATCAAAATGTCCATGATCGACAAGGAGGAGCACGGCGTCGTTCGCATCGGCATGGAGGCGGTGAGCGGGTTCAGCATCGGGCGCGACGAGATGGCGCAGTCACTCCTCGGAGAGCTGCGCGTGGAGGAGCGGAACCCCAAGACGGACAAGCTGCTGAGAGCGCAGCCGTGGCTGAACAAAATTGAGGCGGGGAAGGTGAGCATGGTGGTGGGCGAGTGGAACAGGCGTTTCCTGCGCGAGCTGGCTGTGTTCCCAGACGGCGACCACGACGATCAAGTGGACGCAGTTTCCGTCGCGTGGGAAATGCTGTTCACCAAGCGCACGTTCCAGTTCGCCTGACGCGCCGCGCAGCGCTGCACACTGCGCTCCCAGCGACGCTCCCTGCCCCCTGCACACGCCCTCGCGGAATTGCGCCCGCGTAGTGTGCACGCCTGCGCGCGCGGGGCACGTCGCTTCCGTAAGTGCTTCCAGCGGAAGCCGGTTGCGCGGGCAGATATTTTGTTGACAATGAATCTGCAACAGCTATTATGATGGACGTATGAAACACAACACCACACGCAGCAGCAGCACAATGGAGCAGCGCCTCGCGGAAGCGATGAAGCTCCCCACCGCAGGGAATCCCACACGCATCAAAACGGACAGCACGCACACAGCGCGCTTCCTCGCACAGAAGCTCAACGACAGCTTCCCCGACGTTCGCGCCGAGGGCGAGTTTGTCGTGTCCCCCACGATGTCCAAGCAGGAGCTTGGAAAGTGGATGTGCGCCGCCGATGAATAATTCAGCAACACTACACACCACACCATGAACACCAAACGCACCAACAACAAGTCAACTCACCAAGGCACGTGCCAGTTGTGCGGGAGCATGCAGATGCTCCCCAGCGGCAGGATCGCGCGCCACGGATACACGCTCAACTTCGGTTGGCAGAACGGCACGTGCAGCGGCAGCGGGGCGCTCCCCTTTGAGCAGTCCAACGAGCTGCTCGCCAGAGCCATCGCAGACACCACAGCGGCGTTCGCACACGCGGACAAGGAGCTGGAGGATGCACGCACTGCACACCGCGCAGCAGTTGCAGCACTGCCGCACAGCGCTCCGCGCTACGAGGGGGACGCGGGAGCCTACACGCCGACGCAGGAAACCAAATACCTGTTCAACGTGCTAAGTGGGGCAAAGCGCCGCTCGGAGGGGATGCGCGCGTTTGTGCGCTTGCAGACGCCGCGCTGCGCAGCGTGGAAGCCAGCGGCGCTCCGCCCCGTCGTGCAAGTGGAGACGGCGAAGCGGGAGAAGCACACGGCGCGCAAGCAGCTCACGGAACTGCGCCGCGCACGGGAGGCCGCGAGCAGCAAGCTCAGCAAGCTGCAAGACCGCTGGACGGACGCGTATCTCGCCGCAGCGGACTTGGAGTGCGGGGGCCGCGCTAACCGCCCGAACTGGACGGGAGACAGGCAGGGGGTGATGGGTTGGTATTACGGCACCACCGCAGCGGGACTCGCCAAGTGGATTGCATCCTTCCGCAAGGATGCCCCGCTGGGGATGGCGCGCCGCCTGTGCGCACTCGTGGACGAGCTGGAAGCAGCGGGCAAGGAACTCGCCACGGCAAGCGCAGCGCTCAAGGCGGGGAAGGAGGGCCGCTAACATGAGCGCCCCGCACAGATACGCCTTTTGGAAGGACGGCGCGCTGCACCTCATCGGGGTGCAGTGCAGCGGGTGCCAGCACTTCAACACCATCCCCGACATGCACGCAGCAGCCGCACGCGTGCGCGAGCTTGTGCGGATGGGTATAGTGACGCACGGGAGGCTCCAAGACAAGCACGGGCAGACGTGGGACGAGGCGCTGCACTTGCAGGAGGAGGGGAAGTGAGCGCACCATTGCAACAGTTGCAGCGCCCGCCAGTGCTGCACCCCGACGACACACAAACCCTCTACCGCTGCCAAGCGCTCGCCGCGCACCTCTGCGCACTCATAGGCGTGCCCGACGCAGTGCTGGAGCCAAAGCGCAGGCCGCTCGCGCTGTCAGCCGTGGGGCTGTGCTACGTGCAGGAGCGCCGCATGTCCGTCACGCTGCGCTACAGGCAGCACGCGGAGGACGGGGGGCGCTGGTGGAGCAAGCCCCTGCCGTGGGAGGAAGTGCGGGACACGGTGGCGCACGAGTGCGCTCACCTCCGCTACAGGGGGCACGGGGCGGAGTTCAAAGCGCTGCACGCGCGGCTGGCAGAAGCGGCGGAGCGCTGGGACGCAGCGCAGGGGAGGGCAGCGTGAGCAGGGCACAGCACAGCGTCGCGGACTTCCAAGCGCACGTGGACACCATTGCGCGCGAAGCTGGGGTCTGCGTGGACTACAGGGAGCGCACGGCGGGGAGGAGCTGGAGGCGAACGCGCCGCATCCGCATCTGCCGCGTCCGCAGCGCCGTCACCTACGCCATCGCGCTGCACGAGCTGGGGCACGTGCTCGGGCGCAACAGCGGGCGCAGGCTCGACAAGGAGGTGCAGGCGTGGGAGTGGGCGAAGCGGCACGCGCTCACGTGGACGAAGCCCATGCGCACGTGTGCCGCGCGCTGCGTCGCGTCCTACCTGCGCTGGTGCGTGCGCAAGCGGGGGGCGTGGGTGCCCCCGCACACGCACGGGGC